CCGAAAAAGAACCCTAACAGTATATGGAAAAACTATAACTATGGAGACGGAGAAACACGTTTCTAGCACAACAAAGGCTCTTGTTTCCAAGAGCCTTTTTATGAATTTTTTATGTCTAAGAAACTGTATCGTTCCAGTAATCAGCTCTAAAAGTGAAACCAGAGATAGTGTACTTATCTGTTGAAGCGTAATCGAATTCAATAGCATTGATGTTAGTAGTAGGCCATACTAGATCAAAAGTGTATCTTCTGAAAACGTCTCCTTTTCTATTATAAGCTTCGATTGTCATTGGACCACCTGCATAGTCTCTTTTCAAACTCATAGCACCTGTTAGTGGATCGAAAATTCTTGAACACCAAGCTTTTAAACCTTTGTACATGTACATAGAATTTGCTTCAGTTAAGTTGACCTCGAAATCTAAAGTGATGTCTACGAAAGTTTGATCTAATTTAGAGTTAGCGTATGATCTTGTCCAACCTTTGTAAGTTTGTTGAACACCTGCAGGAGGAGTCTTGTCTACATCTAAACCACCAACTTTGATAACTTGTTCCATTAAAAGAGGGGTAGTCCAGTTAGGTAGACCACCAGGAGGCTGGATAGTAACTTCGAACAAGTTAAGGTACACTGGTTCGTACTTCTCCATTGCCGCCGTTGAATTTCTGTAATGTGGTAACTTTGCCATTTTTCTATTTTATCTTTTTAAAAGGTTATGCTACGGTAAATCCTCCTGAAGCAATTCCTCCAGTTTTAAGAACTGTAACTCTGTTGATGAATTTTTGAGCTCCTCTTGCTGGTTCGATACCTATATCTATGATCGCGAAGTTTTGATCAATGATATCTGTAGTGTTATTAGATTCATCCATTACTGTGATGAAATCGTAAATACCACCTCCTGATCTTACGTTATCTAAATAAGCATCTACTATAGATTTGATTTGTAATCTTGTAGAAGCATCGTTGAACTCGAACAAGAAGTTAGCTAATACATCTTCGACAGCTTCTTCTACAGTTATCAATAAATCTCTTACATGAAGATTATTGAATGCCGAAGGAGTTTTTTGGTAAGCAGATTGGTTACCGAATATCATGTATCCAATTCCTCTTCTGAAAACGATAGGGTTCCATCCAAAAGGCTCTAGATAATCTCTATCTTTATCTGTGAAGTCGTACTCTAAACCAACCAATTTAGGATTAGAAAGAACACCTCTTCTAGGACCTGCTACGATTGAATAAGGTTGTCCAGTTACAAATTTTCTAATAAAGTTATTAGATACATCTGCGGCTGGTGGAATGTTCATGTTCTTGTTATTCTCTCTAATTACTAAGAACGGAGCAAAGAATCCTGCGAATTTTGATCCATTATCTTCATCTGGTAAAGAGTAAGTGAACGATGGTCCAAGAGATAAGTTACCTCCTTCTGCAATGTACTGAGTCTTTAACAATGGTTTAGGATCTGACTGAGATGGAAGTTCTGTAAATCTTGGATCTGTGCTTGATACGAATTGTCCAATTGAAGGAGCATTCATTATAGCTAAACATTTCTGTCTTTTCTTAGCTAACTTAGTGATTAAGTTTTTAGGATAAGATTGCGTGTTTAGACCTCCATTGAAAGTGTCAATAATATATCTAAAAGCAATTATATGTCTACTAGCTAAAGCTTCTGATAAGTTAGAATTAGCTTCATCTAACATACCTAAGATTTTTGCTAACTGTGAATTTGAACCGTTAGGTAAATGATAACTAGTCATTTTGAATCCAGGTAAGTAAGTAGGTTGGTATCCAGGTGCAGCATCTTGAATAGATTTGTACCTAACGATATCTGAACCGTAATTAGCTAATCTTTGAATTGTTTTAATTTCATAGTATCCAGCGTAAGCTCCAGAAGAAATTTTTCTCTTACTTATAACTCTAGTCAAGATGTAATCAGCTGCAACACCTGTGTTATCTGGGTCAGATACCAAATATTGTCCAACTTGTACTTTACTCTCGTCTGTAGCTGAAACGTAACAAGTAGTTCTAGTAGTATTGAAACCAGTAGCCGCTATCGTAGAAGCGTAATCTCCAACTAGTGAATAGATTCTTAAAGCAGAAGATGCTAAAGCATTTCCATCTGAATCAGTTATAGCAGAGAACCCCCATGAACCTGCGTATGGAATTGTCAGTTCAGGATCCATGTAAGCTTTGATTTCAACAGTCTTGATAGAATCTACGTCATTTAAGAAAGAAGCAGCTAAGTAGAGAGGAACAGGTCCTGCTACATAAGCTTTATCTCCATCTGAAAGGATTCCAGTAGAGAAATCTTGGTATGCTTGTGAGAACTCGTATCCTGTATAGTAGCTAACAGTTCCACCAGATGTATGTTTGAATACATCAGGTCGTTTAATAACTTTTAAATTATTTGTACTAGTAGCAGTATTCACTATGTCGAATTTAGATCCACTTACACCATTTACTGATTCCCAATAAATTCTAAAGAAAGTATTGATATTAGATATGTTAGTAGATCCTCCAAACTCTGCGTTAGTGACATCTACCGTGATATCTGTATTAGCTCCTGATGCTCCAACAGAATCTACTCTGAAGTAGTATCTTAGTCCTGTATTTTGTGCTAGAATCCAATCTCCAACATTAATATCAGATGCTGCAGCTGTTCCTCCTACTGTTATAAGATTAGATGCAACTGCTAGAACAGGAGCATTTTTTCCTGCAGTAGTTCCTTCTAAACTCTTGTCCGGGTGAGAAATTCCTAACTGTAATCTTGTATCAGATCCTATTACCACTTCGTTAACAGATGTAATAGTAGCGTACTGAGTAGCACCAGCTGCACCTTCTAGAGCTATAGATGAACCAGGTATCATAGAAGATAATGCATCATACTGTGAAGTAGAGAAAAATTCTTTTCTTAAGTTAAGAATGTTGTTGAATTTACCTTGATTCCCTGAACCATAGAAACTTGTAAAGTAAGCTACTTTACTAGGGTCATTGTCATTGAAACCATCTGCTGCAGCTGAATAACCAGCTCCTGCAGGTAAATTGGTAGTTGCACTAGGACTTAAATGATACTGGTATGTATTATTTGGGGTCGAGTGAGTTGCTCCGGCAGTGTAATCATCAGACTCTTTCGCAGTGAAATTATAAGACAAGAAATTAACATTATTAGCTGCACCATTGATCAATGAGTGACCAATCATATCTATTCTACCAGATAATGCTGTACTTGCTGGATCGTAATCGTTTAGTGCGTCTCTATTAAGAGCACAGAATAGACCAGTTGTAGCAATTCCTGCGTTAATAATAGTGTCTACAGAGTAATTAACTCCGTTACTGTCTATTAAATCAGGAATGATACAACCTTGGAATGATCCAAGTCTTGTGATTCCAGCTGAGTTTAAGAAATTTACGTATTCAAGTTTCTTGATACCCTTTGAGTCAAAGTATTTTGAATATGCAGGATCTACACTCAAGTTAGTAAAGTTAGTCCAATCTCCAGCGATGATATCTACATCTACGAAATAATCAGAGATGAAATCGAACTCTTTTATGAATTCTGGAACGTTTCCAATTCCAAACCAGTCTCTAGCTGTTACGTTGAAACCGTCTAAGCTACCAGTTTTCTTAACAACTATACTGTAAGGAGTTTGCCCTAAGTTAACAAAGTTGAAAAGTTTACCTTGATTTGGAGAAGTAGAAGAATCTACGCTCGCCAAGAAATAGCTTGTGTCAGGAAAGTAAAATCTCTCTTTATTGAAGAAAGAACTATACAGTACTGATGTTGTTGAACCGTTAGCTTCAGTAGCACTCAAAGAGAAACTCTTATACTTGTCATAATCAGGATTAGCTGATGTTGTGTCGTTATTAAGAGCTACTAAATTAAGTGCGAAACAAGGACCTGTTTCGAGGCATGTGAACAAACTTCTGTGGAAGAATGAACCTTTGCTCTCAAGATCTTTATCGATATCTCCGAATATTCTTCTCGCTGTCTTAACATCGTTACAGAAAACTGGTGCGTTAATAGGTCCTCTCTTTGAAAAACCTACAACTAACCTAGTAGTCTGTGTGTTTATAACTATGCTCTCCGACGCATCGAATTCAACGGTATAAATACCTGATGCTTTAAATTGGCTCAGATCTAATCTAATTTTTGCCATGTTAGAAAGTGTTTTTTATTTCTCTTGTCTTTTACTATATATCTGAACTGAAATTAGAATTTCTCACAGAATATCTTTTAGTAAAGAAATATTATCAGCCTCTTTTTCATTTTCCACCTCAGCGAGACGCTTCTGAGCAAGCTCTTTGTACTCTTCTTCCTGAGAATCGTACACTTCTTCGACTACATCATTAAAAGTATCAGATTTTATTAACGGTACTAGATTTACGCATGACATTGCTACGTCGTCGTGACCAGATTGAGAGGAATAAGTTCCTCTATTGTTTATTCCAAAGTCATTCATCTCTTCGAATGTGACTTCTTCATTAAGTACTATTCTCTTTTCCATCACTAGTTTTCTAAACTCTCTACAAAAGAACATTTTATTATGTTTGTGAAGTTTTATACCTAATGAAAGACTTTTAGCTTTCTCGTTATGTTTAGTATGAAGAAAGATATCCTCGTAGAACTCTGGATTCCTAGACAACTTTTCAATAAAGTAATCTCCCTTAAAATTGACTTCTAAAGCCACTCTAACATTATCAGGATTAAAAACTTTAAAGATAAGTATCTCTGCTATTTTAGAGAGTTCTTCTGCACCCGCTTTGTTGGATCTAAACATTCCAACTTGTCTTATTCTAAAAAATGATGATTCTGATTCTATCCTGTCTCTTCTAAGTTTTCTAACAGATGCGATGCTCATTTTTTCAACCTTAAGAACATTGATTACGCTATAATCTTTTCCTGCGCCATCTGCTATATCAATAGATAAAACAAACCTGTCACTGTCATCAATTTCATAAAGCTTGAAATCAGGATGCCATAACATGTTTTTGTATTCTACATCTTCGTACTCAAAGTCATCTATTTCTAGCCACTTGTACTTTCTGACTGTTTTCTTCATAGCTCTCAGTGCATCTCCACCCAGTAAAAGAGTGTCTCCAGCTAAGAACTGGTTACCATACTCCTGGTTGAAAAGCTCTTCTGATCCTAAATTGGCAACTTCTCTCGCTTTCCATTTTTC